ACAGAAGTTGACGGCTTCAGAGAAAGAACCTAAGCCGGGAGATAGTGAGCACGTAAAGCACATGAAGGCTTCTGCCAAAGGTTTTGCGGCAATGAAGCACTAAAGATTAGATTGGGCAGGCGGGAGACAAACAATGCCGGACACAGTTCCAGAAGTAACAGGAGTAAGTGCTGAGGGTACTAGAAAATCAGGTGACAAACCTGAAAGCCCTTCGGATAGTCCGCTTGGCGTCTACGCCCCATTCCCACATAGCCCAGAACCATTCGCAGAGTTAAGTGATAGCACTCGACTTGCTCTTATGGCTCTAGATGACTTGTGTACCAAAGCTGATGTGGCAGCACGCCGCATGGAAGTGGAACAAGCGTGGGAAGCGCTACATTTTGAACGTGGATACCAGCACTTGCTACGTGGTAAGCGAGGAGGCTGGGAACTCCCCGGTGGTGGGCAGGGAAAGAAAGCCAACGAGAGAAACCACAACAGCATTTATGACACAAACGTGTATGGGCCAAAAGGAGACATCATCGTCTCTGCTCTATCCCGTGAAATTCCTAAAGTAGAGTTCTTCCCAGCAAACCCAGAATGGGGTCCAGACAAGATCGCAGCCGAAGAGGCTGACCGATTCAAAGATATTTGGTCACGCAATAATAATCTGCATGACCTTCTAGTTCAATGTGCAAGGATTTTCTGGAACGAAGATCGTTGCTTAATGTGGACACGCTATGAATTGAACGGACAGAAATACGGCTTTGAAGAAGACCAAAGTACACCCACAGTTCCGCAAGATGAGCTAACGCCCCCAGATGATGAACCCACAGGTCAAGAAGGACAAGAGGACTTTCTACAAGTCACTGAGTCCGATGCAACTGGTGGAGAAGACATCGACGGTCTACTCGCAGAGAGCGGTGTGGGTAATGGCGCTAAGAAACCGCTTGGCATGGAAGTTACAACTGTCCATGGCAAGTTGGATCACAAAGTGCCTATCTCTGTTGACAACTTCTCTGAGATGCCATTCGTGCAGTTGATGCTTGACTATGACGTAGCGTTTGTCCGTGGTATGTTCCCATGGATAGCGTCTAAGATTTCTCCCGGTTCTGACGGAGAGTCTTCAACACAACTAGATAGAATAGCACGCGAGAACGTACGCCAAGCAGTATTAGGAGCGTATGTCACAGGTGACTCCCTGAGCCGACACACTACGGTTAAGTTTTCGTGGATGCGGCCATGCATGTTCCTAGACGCCTCAGTAGGAGATGAAGTCAAGGCAGAGTTAATGGAAGCATTCCCAGACGGAGTGCTACTCGCACGCGCAGGAAAAGAATACGCCTTCTCACGCAATGAGAAGATGGATGAGCACTTGGTTATCGGTCACCCTTCAGCGGGTAAAGGCCAGAACCGAAGAGCGATGGGCACGGCACTAATCTCCGTCCAGAAGAGAATCAACGACTGGGTGGACTTGTTGGACGACTTCTTCAAACGTACAGTCCCCAAGAAGTGGATGAACGCCGAAGCATTCGACATGGATGCCATAAAGAATGGACCCAACGTTCCCGGCAGCATCGGTCCTTTTATACCTCAACCGGGACTAACAGTAGAATCTCAATATATTATGGTAGAGCCGACGCCGCAGCATCAACCTGCGCTGCCGGACTTTATCAAATGGTTCATCACAACATTGTCTGAGGAAATCTCAGGCGCTCTACCTTCCCTATTCGGTAACAACACCGGAGAGCCAACGGTAGGTAGCTCAGTAGTACAGAGAGACCAAGCACTTCAGCGCGTAGGATGCCCATGGAATAACATTCAGGACATGTTCGCAGTGGCTGCTGGTCAAGCTGTTAAGTGTGCTGCGGAATGTCGTGATGGCAAAGAAATTACCCAGAACTTACCGGGACGTGGAAACATCTCAGTGAATACGGCGAACTTACTAGGTGGCAACGTTCTATGCTACCCAGAAAGCAACCCGTCTATACCAGAGACTGAAGAGCAGAAGGCTGTGAAGATCACCTCAATGATCGACAAAGCTCTGCAAACACCAGCCAGTCCTTTCTCACAGTGGGTGTTCAGCCCATCGAACCTTGCAGAGACAGCAAGCGCCCTACGCATGAAGAACTACAAAGTGCAAGGTGCATCGTCTGTCACAAAGCAACGGTGTGAGTTTGAGAAGTTGTTACGCGGTGGACCAATGCCTAATCCGCAAGTTTCTCAGATGAAAGAAGGTCTGGATAAAGTTACAAGTCAGATGCAAACGGCGCAGCAAAGTGGAATGCCAATTCCTCCAGAGGCTGCACAGATGGTACAACAGGTTCAGCAAAAGATGCAATCTTTGCCGCCTCTTGTTAGCTCTCTCCCAGTTGCACAAGACGAAAGTGAGAACCACGCTGTAGAGGCGAATGAATGCTTTGAATGGATCAACTCTACGGAGGGTCAGAAATTCAAGTATGGTACGCCTAAACAACAAGCAGGGTTTGAGAACATCCACCTGCATTGGACAGAACATGTGACGATGGCAAAGCAGATCGCAGCGCAAAACCAACCACCGGGAAAACCACCTAGTGAGTCAATCAGCGTTGATGTGTCGAAGATGCCTCCCGAGGTAGCAACTCAGGCGCTAGCTAAGATGGGCATACAAAGTACTCCTGCTCTGTTCAACCAGCAAGCAGAGACCGCCCTAAATCACAAAGTAGCAGGCAAAGCAATACCTGAAGCATTAAAACAACCAGTGCCGGGACAGTAAGATAAAGGGCCACCTAAGACGTGGCTCTTATAAAACTCAGATTAGAAGGACTCAACAATGGCAGACGCCCTAGTAGATCTCGCTTCACTAGATGCAACGGTGGATGCGACACCAGCCGCTGAAGTAGACTCAACTCCAGCCCCGGAAGTAGACTCAGAAGTACCAGACGTAGACGCTAACTCAAACGTAGACGCTGGCAAAGAGACCGAAACTAGCAATGCAGATGGAACGGAAAAAAGCCCAGAGGAACAAGCGGCATTCAAGACCGCAGCCGCTGCCAAAGCTTCGTCTGACAAAGCATTAGAAGGAACCCCAGCCAATGTTCGCACAGCATTGAAGGCAATGCGCGATGCAGACCCTAAGAACGCTGGTGTTGTGAAGGAACTGCACGGCGCGTTTGAGCGGTGGAATGCTGCAAAGCAAATCTTCCCCAAAGGCGTAGCTGAAATGACGGAGGCTAAAGCCTTCATCGACTCAGTAGGTGGACCTGATGGCTATCAGAAGATGCAGGACATGATCAACACTGTCACTGCAACTGACGAACTGCTGTACGCAGCAGACCCTAAACTCTGGGATAATGTGATCGAGGATTTGAAGGCCAACAACCACCCAGAAGCGCTTGGCGCTCTCGCTCCATCATTGCTGGCTAAGTTGAAGGCGCACGATTCCGATGCATTCTACAATACTACGATACCTGTGGTTGCTGATGCGTTAAAAGAAGTCCACATGGATTCCTTCGTGAGCCAATTCAACGCAGCCCTCGCAGAGAAGGACGCAACGGGAGCAGTTAAGCCAAACATAGAGAAGATCGCAAATTTGGTAAAGATCATCACTGATTGGTATTCCGATCTGGACAAGGATGCTAAGTCACGCACTACGACTCCTGTGGACACACCGGAGCGTAAGAAGTTCTTGGCAGAGAAGGCAGAGTTTGAGACTACTAAGGCTACTGCTGCTAAGGAGGAGCGTACTAAGATTGAGTCTGGTATCGCTGAAGACTGCGATAAGAAGAACAATGTACTTCTAGACAAAGCTCTTAGTGGTTTCCTGAAGATGCCGTTCTTCAAAGACTTCCCATACGAGACCAAAGTTGATCTCGGCAACGGTATTAAGGATCGTCTGTACGCAGCACTGAAAGCGGACAAAGCTTACCAGACACAGATGTCTGCTATGTGGAAGGCGAAGACCCCAGACCGCGCAAAGATGGTTCAGTATCACGAGGCGAAGGTTCAGTCAATCGCCACGGATATAGTTACAAAGACAGTTCAAAACAGGTATCCGGGTTATGCCAAAGGC